CTCCGGCGACAGGTTCTGTAGCTGGTCGGGAACTTGAGAATTGGGGGTTTACTCCCGATAATTTCGTTCCTACCATTTACAACCTGATACCGTGGTCCTTCCTAGTCGACTATTTCTCCAACATTGGAGATGTGATCGACGCAATGTCCATCCGGAATGTCGGATTAGCTTGGGGTTGTAAAACCACTCGACAGCAGGTTGATTGGCGTATTGACTACGCCCAGCCTGTTGCTGTGGCTACCGATCCCAACTTTTTCAAAGACATCCGTGTTGAGACATTCACGCGCAAAGATCCAGTATCTAAGGCAACGGTGTTCTCCAGAGAACGGATAAGTGACGTGACCGTCGGTGTAACCGACATCTCGTTCCGTATTCCGGGCGTTGATAATCCACGCAAGTGGCTTAACATCGCCGCTCTGGCATCGCTCCGACGCTAAAGATTCCCCTAAACCTTGAACCGTAATCAGGATAAACAGAATGACTGTTTCCTTGTCAACTCCGGTCACTGGCACAGCCCAAACCGGTCTCACGAGTCCTACCTACACAATTGTAGCGGACACGCCTCCGAATGCGTCTTCCAAACAGTATGCGGTGACCGCTTTAGGCGGCACGCAGACGAATGTGGATGCGCATGCGGCGAGTAAGCCTTTCACCATCACCTTCAGTCGGCCGGCCAACATTCGTGTTGCGCCGCTTCCGAATCCGGTGACTGGTGCGATGCCAAACTCACCACGGAACGTTTACTCGGTGTATGTGCGCAAAGGGGTTGCCCCCGGCGCGTCACAGAATCCGCAAGTGATGACACTTCGCTGCGACTTGTCGGTCGTAGCTGGTGCTGATCTTGTGGACCCCGAGGACGTCCGAGCAGCCCTGAGCTTCCTTATCGGATCGCTCAGTCAGGTCTCTTCAGGCCTGGGCGATACCCTCATCAACGGCGTACTGTAAAGTGCGTCGAAGAATGACAGGACCGATTGATTTTCGGTTCTGTGTTCTGGGTATCCTGTGCGCGGTTGGCATGCTTTCGCATGCCGACTGGGTCAAAGAGCTGGCAGTACCCCTTATAAGGGTGCTGACAGTCTAGACCACGCACAGTGCTTGATATTTCCCCTTAAAGGGGATTCACTAAGCAGCTGACTGCGAGGAGGTGCCTATGGACGTTAGTCCTGTCGCTCTTTTCTCCTACTTAAAGCAAGACCTCCAGGTGCGAGATCACGACCCACTATTGCTAGTGGACGATTTCTATCCTGGGGCTAGCGTTGAGGACGTCTTCAAAATCCGTCTCCTTAAGTCTTTCTACAAGAAATATGTAGATACGACCTCTGAAGATGCGGACGAGAAGTGCCTCAGTAAATTCAAGGCAAGCAATCTTGCTTGCTCTGAATGGCGCTATGACCCGAAGTCGACGCTTGATGAAATTCTCTTCGGTACACTTAGACAATGTATCGATGAGTTCCTTCATCCTGAAGGGGTTCCGCTGGTTGGCTCGTACTTCGAGATAATATCTCGTGGGCGAGTTGGACCGGGAGCTTCCTTGGGCGCAACCGGAGACGACTTCTATTCGAAGTTGTTTTCGTCCCGATTGACTTCAACGTCGAGCTTCCTGTACGATATGTACGGGCAGTATCTCTCATGGTATCCCAGTTGGGTGGAAGCGGAAACTTTCCGCATACTCCACTTTGGGACCGTAGAGGTGACTGATAGTAGTCGTTTATCATTCGTCCCAAAAAGTCGCGACATCTCTCGATCTATCTGTACCGAACCTAGTTTGAACATGTTGTTCCAACTGGGCCTAGGCGAGATCATCCATAACCGGCTGAAGTCAGTATTCAATATTGACTTTTCAACACAGCAGGATGTCAATCGGGAGCTTGCCTTGTCTGGGTCACGCAATGATGGTCTGTGTACAATAGACCTGTCGTGTGCTTCAGACAGCCTTAGTCTAGGGCTGGCTAAAGAAGTTTTTCCTGAGTGGTTTTTTGCCATTCTTGAGGAGCTTAGAACGCCAAATACCTTAGTCGACGGGCACAAGATGGAATTGCACATGGTCTCTACGATGGGTAATGGTTATACCTTCCCGTTGCAAACCATGTTCTTTTCCTGTGTCGTTCGTGCGTGTGCCGAAGTAGCGGGCCGTTGGGCCTGCCACAAAGGCAACCGAAGAAACTACGGTGTTTTTGGGGATGACATTATCTGCGAGAGAGAAATCTCTTTACTGGTGTGTCGTCTCCTTGAGCTATGTGGTTTCCAAGTAAACACCACGAAGTCCTACTTTGTAGGACCGTTCCGTGAGTCTTGTGGTCACGATTACTACGAAGGTAGTAACGTTAGAGGTGTCTATTGTAAGACCCTCGAAACGCCGCAGGACAGGTACGTACTTATCAATCTATTGAATGAGTGGTCTGCGAGGTCGGGAATACCCCTTCCTCAAAGTGTCGGTTATCTTGTAGACTCCGTTCGGTGGGTGGCAATTCCACCTTGGGAGAATATGGATGCCGGCATCAGAACACCTGCTCCGCCAGTGGGGGCGTATGATAAGCCGTCGCAGAGGTTTTTATACCAATGCTATCGGCCAATCACGCCTTTCCTGGTGGTTACAGATGTTCTCAGACTGCGCGAAGCGAAGGACCGAAGGCGGTACAAGCTTCGTGCATACAACTCGCAAGGGTTGTATTTGTCATTCTTAGGAGGGTACGTCGAAGGTAACAAGATCTCCCTTAGAAATAAGGATAAAAGATTACGTTACCGGAC